GCGTGGGGTTCTGCCGTGTGCTCTCCCGCTCTGTTTTTTTTTTTTTTTTTTCGCTAAAGTCCTTAGACTCCAGATACATAACATATTTAAACCATGTTAATGAACACTGAGACAGGATCTCCTTCCTCGTCTTTTGCTTCTGTATCAAACCATTCGATTTGCATAATTTTCTTTATCAACTTATTGAATGTAACGTCTCTTGATTGAACGAAATCATTTTCAAAAGTATCAGCTATATAAACATCACCGTCTACATATATCTGTACTACTCCGCCATAACTAGTTTGCGTTGTACGAACCTGCAACGTATCCCAGTAGGCGAAATAGGATGTTGTCTTTCGGCAATATCCTACAGCTCTCTCAGGCGCCCGACTCTTCAAAACTTCCTTACTTAAAGGTAAAACTCTTGACTCTGGCTCCGGTGTTTGCAACCCTGTACTTAAAACTTCATTCGCAAATTCAGCTACACTAGCTTTATCACATTGCGTACTCAGTTTAAAGTAATATTATGAACTGTAATTCCCCTATTGATTAAGTAAAAGTAAACAACAGCATTCATTTTGCTGTTCTTTTCAATTTCTAATTCAAAAATGGGTAAATCACACGGTGCGGGTTTAATCTGTCGACTAAACAAGTCTTCGGGTAAAATTTGTACAATGATCTTTTCACCACAATTCTTTGCATTTGAGACATGGTAAATTCCATTGGGCTTCATGCTTGTCACTGAAAGCGTCAATGAAGAACCTGTTTCCTTGATTCCAGCCTTGAAAATTGCTCCGGCTTCCAAACCGATGAAAGCAACTTCGATTTTCACCAAATCCACTCTTCCCATCCCGGAAGTTACGTCCTTAATCCAATCTGCCACTTTCTTTGACACTGTTGTAGTATTTCCCAGATCAACTGAGACTACGTTAGTGTAATTGTGCAAGGTACCTGTATCAACAGGCAACTTTGATTCTGTTGTGAATGAAACTTGATCTGTGCTCGCTACGTCTGGCATGTTTATTTATCGAAACTCGGAGTGTCTACTCGTACATAAAAGCCGTAATATCTTGAGATAACTGCTTTAATGATGGAACTGACAAAGGTTTGGACACGAACTCGTCCACACTCTTATCTCCCTGTTCTGACATCATAAATTGCGTCACAACTCCTGCTTCTGAACTCTCATCTTCTCGCTTGGTTAAAGACCAATCTATATGAGCACGTATCCCTTTCTTTCGCAAATTAAAGAATATGGTACTGGTAATCTTATGTGCTTCCAACTCTTCTTCATCAAACAGATCGAACACTCTGTCTCCAAAAGAATAGTTGTGCAACCACAAATGATAGTAACCTTCTGCAGCTTGTTTCCCTTCACCCATAGCTATTTTCACCAAAAATCGCTTGAGCATGATTATTGGATCTCTTAACAGAGTTCCAGATTTGGTAATGAAACTAACGAAATCTCCCCGATAAGATGTGTAACGTTTGTCCACACATGGATCTAAATGTTTCACTAATCGGTAAGCTGGACTCACTTGTAGACCAGCCCTGCGTTTCGTATCGTCTCCTCCATTCTGCATTGGCCAACCTGGTGGAATCGCATACATCGCACACTCTCTCGCAGTAGAACTCGTTGAATTCAACAAATAAGTCCAAACTTCTCCTGAGTCAGTCATGATTGCTAAAATTTTGCCCATTGTAACTTTGGACACTTTATCAGCTTCAAAACTGTTGATTATCTCTTCAGGAAAAGAGAAGAACTTCATTAAGTGTTTGAAGAAAACTACAGCCCAACCTTGCGTTGATTGATCTTGTCCTTTCAAATCATTCATATCGAACAATTCATTCTTGCTATAATGCATCGCTTCCCACCTTGCTAAATCCTCTGTACTCCTCTTTGCATGTAAGTACCACCAATCTGGACTATTATTCATGATCGCATCCAGAAGGTAAATACCATAGGAACCAAATTTAAATAAATACTCATCACTATGCACCATAATTGGTTGTGAAGGTTTTGCGGGTTCGAACTCCCGTTTCTTCAACTTCATTTGTCCTTTCATGGTAGTGAATATCTCAAAATCTGGCTCTGCTCGATTCAAACTTCCCTTCTTTAAAGCCTCGGACCGTTCTCCCCGCCTAAACTGAAATTCCTGAACACACAAATTATATTTCTCTTCGTCCCAGGGCACAGGATCATGCCAATTTAAATAACGTGCAAATGAATCCCAGCATAGATTGCCGAACGGTTCCTGCTCGACAATTTGCGCTTTATTGGCTTCCACTGACGAAAACCTAATTCGTTGCTTTCGTGCTGCTATAAAGGACGCAGAATCTGATGCCAATTGCCGCATCGCCCAATTCTTCTCCCAAGCCGTTGTCAACCTTGGATCTTCTCCAGTCTCTGCTATCTTCCGCAATGCATTTCGCCGCTTTTTTTTTTTC